GGTAGTTCAATAGCTTTTATTTTATTACCTGAAGGTGCAACATCAGGCGATGAAAGTTTTACAGGCTCTGGGATTGTAACAGGAATGTCAGTTACTAATGGAATGGACGCAGTTGTAACTAGATCAGTGACTTTTCAAGGTACAGGAGCATTAACTAGAGGTACTGTCTAATAAGACTTTATGAAGTTAATAGATTCTGCTAAATCTCATTTTGAGTCATTAGGCGTACAGTCAATTGAAGTTGAAGAATGGAAAGATGAAGCTGGTAATCCGATTGTCATTTATTGGACACCTATAACTCTATCTGAAAAAAATAAGTTATTTAAGAAATCAGACAATCTTAATGATGTTAGTATTCTTGCTGATATATTAGTTATGAAAGCTATTGATAAAGATGGCAATAAACTATTCACATTAGAAGATAAACTAGCATTAATGCACAAAGTTGATTCTGATGTTATGTCTCGGATAGCTACCTCTATGGTACAATCTCCGAATCCTGAACAGGTAAAAAAAAACTAAAATCTGATCCTCAATTTAAAAATTGTATTATTCTTGCTGATAGGTTAAAAATATCCATTAGAGAAGTTTTACAAATGGAAGAATGGGAATATAATATTTGGATTGGCTATCTGATGTTAGAAAAAGAAGAACACGATATGGCTATGAATAAAGCAAGGCATAGATAATGGCACAAAATTTAGTATTAAATATATTAGCAAAAGATAAAACTAAAATGGCCTTTAATGGCATTAGAGCTGGTTTATCAAATTTAAGAAATTCAATATTCTCTGTTCAATCTGCATTATTAACTATTGGTGCTGGTCTTGTTGGTAGATCATTTATCAAAGTAGGACGAGATGTAGAACAATTAAGATTGAGATTCTTTTTCTTATTTGGCTCTGTTAATGAGGGGCGTAAGGCATTTGATACGCTAGTTAAATTTGCTGGACGAGTTCCTTTTACACTAGAAGAAATAGCACAAGCATCAGGAAATCTTGCAGTCGTATCTAAAGATGCAGATGCATTAGGTAAAAATTTAGAACTTGTAGGTAATATCGCAGCAGTAACAGGAATTGATTTTAGAGTAGCGGCAGAACAAGTTCAAAGATCATTATCAGCTGGATTAGCTTCAGCAGAAATATTTAGAGAAAGAGGTGTTAGAGCAATGCTTGGTTTTAAATCAGGTGTATCTTTAAATGCAGAACAATCAGCAGAAGCTCTTTTAAAAGTATTCGGACCAGGTGGAAAATTTGGTAAAGCGGCAGAAGTATTAGGAACAACATTTGATGGTACTCTATCAATGATTTCAGATAAAGTATTTCAATTTCAATTAGCAACTAATGAAGCTGGATTTTTTGATTTCTTAAAAGGTGGTCTTATTACTATTAATAAACTTGCAGAAGAAAATGCAGTTGTTTTAAGAAAGATGGCAACATCTTTAGCAAAAGGTATGATGACTTTTATTGAAGAAGCAGTAGTAGGTTTTATTAAAACTGTAAGTGCAATCAAAGTTGTATTCAAAACAATAGGATCAGGAATAATGGGAGTAATAGATATAATTAATTTTCTTCCTCCTGTTGTTAGAGAATTAGGAATAATAGGATTTTTAGCATTAGGTACTAAAGGTAGATTATTAGTATTTGCTATAGGTCTTATTATAAATCAAATACAAAAATTATTAAAAAAATTAGGTATAGAAGTTGATCTAGGTCTTAATAAAGGATTAGAAGAAACTAATAATAAAATTGATGGTGCTAGAAAAATATTTGAAAGAATGAAAAAAGAAATAGAATTAAATACTATTGAAGTTGCTGAAATGAAAAAAAAGGTTGAAGAAGCAAACATAGAAGCAGAAAAATTAAAAAGAAATATATCTCCATTCAGAAAAGAAATAGAAAAGCTAAATGAAGATTCACTTAAAAAATTAACTAATTTATCTAAACAAGCATTTGAAATATTTGAAATGGGTGTAAAAGGTTTATCAAAAGGAATCGCAGAAAGTATTGTATTAGGAAAAGATTTAGGAAATACATTTAAGAATCTTGCAGATCAAATATTAGTTAAATTAATAGGTGCTTTAGTAGAAGTAGCAATAAAAATAGGTGTTCAGATTGCATTAGAGAATACAACAATAGTTGCTTTATTAACTAAATTAGGAATTGAAAAACAAATAACTGCAGAGAAAAAAGAACAAAACAAAGAAACAAAAAAAAGCAATAAACAAAATTTAATTAGTACTGCATTAATGTTTTTAGGTGGAAATGCACAAGGAGGATCATTAAGAAAAGGAGAACCAACTCTTGTAGGAGAAAGAGGACCAGAGCTTTTTATACCTAACAGTTCAGGTCAAATAACTCAAAATGCAAGAGGTATGAGTGGAAGATCAGCAGTAGTCAATTTTAATATCAATACAATAGATTCAAGAGGATTTGATGAAGCATTAGAAGAAAATAGAGGAACTATTACTGCAATTATTAATAATGCTTTAGCAGAAAAAGGTAGAGGAGAGTTAGTATAATGGCTGGTGCATTTCCAATAGCTACTGCAAAGTTTGAAACAATGGGAATTAGTTCTATTCAAAGTACAATTATATCTAAATCTATTAATGGAAAAAAACTATCAAGGACTATTGATAATCAAAGATTCAGTTTTACTGCAAAAGTTATAATAGGAAAAAGATCAGATATTTATGGAAGTCTTATGGCTTTTATTATGAAACAAAGATCAGGAAAAGAAAATTTTACAATTATTCCTCCTGATGTAAGTTCTACAAAAGGAAGTGAAGCAGGCACAGTTTTAGTCAATGGAGTTCATGCAGTAGGAGATACGACAATAGCATTAGATGGCTTTGCAAGTGATGGTGCTGGCAGATTTAAAGCGGGAGACTTAATTAAATTTGCCTCACACTCAAAAGTTTACATGGTTATAGATGATGTTACTTCTTCGTCTAATGCCGCAACAGTAACTATTGAGCCACCTTTAATTACAGCATTAGCAGATGATAGTGTAGTCACTTATAATAATGTTCCTTTTACAGTTCATTTAACAAATGATGTTCAAGAGTTCGGATCAGTAGGATCAACAAAAGATGGAGATGTATTATATCAATTTGAATTTGATGTAGAAGAATCTCTATAATGGCTAAATATCTTATAAAACATTGGATCAATGTTGATGTGATCGCAGAAAAAGTAGTTGATGAATCTGAAATAGAAGATTTTAAAACAAACGATTTAGGTAAAAATAAAATACCTGATGGCACATTTAGTTTTGTTATGATAAAAGATAGCGAGAAACTAAACAGAACAACATACGAGATTTATGACGAGAAGCTTAACGACGGCAGTAAAAACCCAGCTAGCGACAAATGAGATAAGACCATTTCATTTATTGACAATAGGATTTTCTACGCCTGTAAATTTAACCGATAATAGTTTTAGTCTTACTTCATCAATATCAGGATCAAGTACAACATATACAGCTTCTCCTTTTTTAGTATCTATACCTAGCTTTGAAGAACAAACAGATATTACAAAAACAAGTTTAAGTATTACTCTATCAGGAGCAGATCAAACATTTATATCTACTGCATTAAACGAAAATATAGTAAATGATAGTGTAGTTATTTTTAGAGGATTATTAGATACAAATAATTCTATTATTGCAGATCCCTTATTATTATATCAAGGAACAATTGATACTTTTCAAATAAATGAATCAGAAAATGAATCAGCTTTAAATATTACAGTAGTATCTCATTGGGCAGATTTTGAAAAAAAGTCAGGTAGAAAAACAAATAATTCATCTCAACAAAGATTCTTTAGTACAGATGTAGGAATGGATTTTTCAAGTCAAACTGTATTAGATATTAAATGGGGTAGAAAATAATGCAAGATATTATAAATTTTTATAAATCATTTGATAGATATAGTTGTTTTACAAATGAAATATTATTTGAAGAAAATAAAGATTGTATAAAATATAATCAATATAAAATTTTTAGAGACGATAAAGGTATATACGGATATGTAAGTTGGACATTTTTAAATCAAGAAAATCTTAATTATTTTTTACAAACAGGCATAGTAGAAGAATATAATTCAGGTAATATATTTGTTCATTTAGATTTTTTAGCTAAAAGAAATATTAAAGAAATATACAAATGGTCATTAAAGAATATAACTAAATATATTGGAGTTAATAAAAACACTCAATGGTTAAGATTAAATAAGAATAATGGTGTAAGAAATATTGTTAGAAAAACAGTAAAGGAATCTTGGAATGGGTAAAGTATTTAGAGCAGCAAAAAAAGTACTTAAAGTTGCTAGAGTCTTAAAATTTTTAAAAGGTATTAATCCTTGGGTAGCTTTAGGTATATTTGCAGTTGGTTGGCTTTTTATGAGATCAAGAAAACCTGATACTCCTGATTATGGATCAACTGATTTTGATATTACAGAAAAAGGTATATTAGTTAATAAACAATCTAATAACGCATCTATTCCTGTTTTATATGGAGAAAGATTATTAGGCGGTACAAGAGTTTTTATAGAAACATCAGGAACAGACAATACTTATCTATATGTTGCTTTAGTCTTATGTGAGGGAGAAATAAACTCAATAGAAGAAATAAGAGTAGATGATAAAGTAGTTACATTTGATGGAGCATTATCAGATAATGTTCAAAGAAATGTTGCTAGTTCTGATTCTAATTTTTTTAAAGCTGATCCTAATGTTGAGGGATCATCAGCAGAAAGTACAATATTAATTGAGCCACATTTTGGAACAGATGGACAGTCAGCATCTAGTTTATTATCTACATTATCTTCATGGGGGTCGAATCACAAGTTGTCTGGAATTTGTTATTTAGCTATTAGGTTTAAATGGAATCAAGATGTATTTGGTGGGATCCCTACTGTTCAAGCTAAAGTAAAAGGTAAAAAAATAATTACATTAGCATCTAATCTATCAGAACAAACTGCATCTTTTTCTACTAATCCAGCTTTTTGTTTATTAGATTATTTAAGAAATGAAAGATATGGAAAAGGTTTAGCAACATCAAGTTTAGATTTACAAAGTTTTTATGATGCATCACAAGTTTGTGAAACACAAGTAACTCCTTTTTCAGGTGCTAGTGATATAAATATATTTGATTGTAATGCAGTTATAGATACATCAAAAAAGGTTATTGATAATGTAAGAGAATTAGTCAAAGGTATGAGAGGGTATCTTCCTTTTGTTCAAGGTAAATATAGATTAGTTATAGAAACAACAGGCAGTGCATCTGTATCATTAACAGAAGATGATATTATAGGTGGATTCTCTTTAGCTAGTCCGAGTAAAAATTCTAAATATAATAGAGTTATTGTTTCATATGTTAATCCTGAAAGAAATTATCAGGTTGACGAGGTGCAGTACCCAGCTATTGACGACAGTGGTTATTCAACAGCAGATAAACATGCAACAATGAAAACAGCTGATGGAGGATTCTTATTAGAAGGTAGGTTTGATTTTAGAACACTTACTTCAACTTATCAGGCAGAGGAGATGGCAGAAATTATATTGCGTAGATCAAGGGAAGCTCTAGGTCTAAATATAAATTGTGGATTTAAAGCATACGAATTACATATAGGAGATATTGTAAATGTAACTCTATCTAGTTTAGGTTTTACTTCAAAAGCATTTAGAGTTATTTCTATGAATTTTAATGAAGATTATTCAATCACTTTAGGATTAATTGAGCATCAAGATTCCCACTATACATGGGCAACTAAAGGTCAAGTATCAAGCACACCAGCAACTAATTTGCCTACTCCATTTTCTATTCAACCACCAGCTGGAATAACTTTATCAGATGAGATGATTGAATATGCTGATGGAATTGTATTAACAAGATTAAACATTTTAATTACAGCAAGTACTGATAAGTTTGTTCAATACTATCAAGTAGAAGCTAAACAAAGTACAGAAACTAATTTTAAAATTATTTCTAATGGTACACAATTAAGACATGAATTATTAAATGCAGTAGATGATGTGACTTACAATGTTCGTGTAAAAGCAATTAATAGTTTTGGTGTATCTTCTTCATATGTGACTGCATCAAGAAAAATAATAGGTGCAACAGAAACACCTAGCGATGTTTCAGATTTATCAATCTCAATGGTAGGATCAAATCAAATGGAATTGTCTTGGACACCTGTTGAGGATTTAGATATAAGTTGGTACGAAATTAGATTTCAAGATGTCACAAGTGGAGCGACATGGAATGAAAGTACACCTATTGCAAAAGTAGTTAGAAGAAAATCAAATTCATTAGTAGTTAATTCTGCAACAGGCTCTTTCTGTATTAAAGCAGTTGATAAATTAGGAAATAGTTCTGCAAATGCTTCTATTGTATCTACTAATATTTCAGGATTGCAAAATTTTACAAATATATTAACCTTGAGTGAATAATGGCAGATTTTATAGGTACAAGAGATTCTAGTGTAGCAATATCAACAGATAATGCTGGCAGAAAAGTATTAATTTTAGATACGATAACACAAGTCGATAGTCTTGTTGGAAATGTAGATTCAGCAGAAGGTGTTTTTGATTTAGGTGGAACAGATTCTACTTCTAATCCTACAAATTTTACTGCAAATGTTAAATCATCAGGTTTTTATACTTTTAGCAATACATTATCATTAGATGCAATTTATGACACAAATTTAGGTGCTGTTGTAGGAATGAGTTCTGAAGATGAATATGATTTGCATGATGCTGGAAGAGGAGCTACACTTCACGACGACGCAAAGGGACCATATGATGGATCGCCTGAAATACAATGTGGAGCAGAAGTTCAAGTTGGATCAGATAATACAAGTTTAAATAATATTTCTACCTTTCAGAAAATTGCACAACAAAGCACTATTAAAGGTAAATTTTTTAAATTTAGATGTAAATTAACATCAGATAATAATAAAGTTAGAGCAAAAGTTCATACACTTCAAACAAAAGTAAATATGGAAAAAAGAACAGAAGCTAGTCAAGATGTAGTTTCTGATGCTTCAGGAACAACTATAACTTTTGTTAATTCATTTTATGCGACACCTAGTATTGGAATATCTGCTCAAGGATTACAAACAGGCGACTATTATCAGATTACAAGTAAATCAAAAACTTCCTTTACAATAAGGTTTTATAATAGTAGTAATACAGGAATAAGTAGAACATTCGACTATCAAGTTGTTGGATTCGGGTTGAAAAGTACTTAAATTTAAACTATAAGGATTTTATATGAGTCAAGTTTCAGATGTAACATTGGACAATCAGGGTTTCGCTTCTTTTAGAACGGAATTAAATAATATTATAGGTGCATTAAATACTTCACATGTAGGAAGTTCAGCACCAGGATCAGTAGCCCAAGGCACGATTTGGGTTGATTCAGGTACATCTGGAGTCTTAAAAGTAAAAATTAACGATGGATCAGATAATGTTGAATTATTTCAAATTAACATTTCATCTAACGCAGTGACTAGCACAATGTCAGTTACAGGGACAATATCTGAAACTGATCCAAATGCTTTACCACTAGCAATAGCTTTAGGATAGGAGAATAAATGGCTAATACGTTTAAGGTTAAAACAAATGGTGCAATGCCAGCAAGTGCTGGAACTCCACTAACTCTTTACACTTGTCCATCATCTACAACAACAGTTATCATTGGATTAACACTTTGTAATATTCATACAACAACTGTTACAGCAGATGTTCAATTAGTATCAGACACATCAGATACAGAAACCAACGAAACAGTTTTATTAATTAAAGATGTCAGCATACCAGCGGGTGCATCTTTAGAACTTTTAACAGGTGGTAAGGTTGTTGTTCAAGCAACTGATATTATTAAAATAGATTGTTCAGTTACAGCAAAGATAGACGCAACATTATCAATCCTAGAAATAACATAGGAGTAATTAATGGCTTACATAGGACAAGCACCAGCAAACAAACCTGTAAGTTCTTCTGATTTAGAAGATGG